CGTGCCTGGGCCGTTTACCGTGTCCGTGAGCATTAAGAGGGATGGTGACTGATGACTACTGAGACGCAGACCTTGGTGGATAGGGCGAGGCTGACATATACGGAAATAGCGGAGGCGTGGTATACAGGGATGCCGAACAAGGCGAGAGACCCTACTGTCATGGGGGAATCCCAACTAGCCAAGGCGATGTGGGTCGTGGTGGATTGGCTGGATGAGAACTATGTAGACTTAGGACTAAGGTCAGTCAAGAATCCTGTCCGCGACCTTCGCTATGAACTCAAATCCGCTGGCATCGAGAGGCCAAAATGACCGTCAAACGCTCTGGCAGCAAGTTCAAGTTGGTGTCGAAGACCGGCAAGACGCTGGGGGCGCATGACTCTAGGGCTGGGGCAGAACGCCAAGAGCGCGCCATCAACATCTCAAAGGCACGAGCATCAGGCGCAAAGATACCGAGGAAGAAGGGGAAGTAATGACATCACAAGTGAGGCGAGAATACGGGGTCATATATAACCTCTTAGACAGACAACTGAAGGATATCGGGGCCAAGATTGAAAGATGCGATAGTTGCGGGGTCTCGGGCCTGCCGAAGCGTCTCGTGGAACATCTGAAGGGGCGGCTACAGTACGAAGTTGTTGCAGGTTTGCCAAAAGGAACTGGGCTCATACCTACTGGGCCGGGAACGTTTGAGGAAGACAGAGACCCTGAACTCAGGGCCACTACGGTGATGTATATAAGGGAATATGATGGGAAGTTCGACCACAGCCACAAAGGGTATCTTACCGACGAGACCACCCTCATGCCTCCGATAGCCACATTACCGGAGCACTTTTTAACTGGGTATACTGCATGACCACCACCGTCCAGCCTGAAACCGATGTCACCTCGTACATCTTCGGCAAGGTGGGCTACGACCCTACCCAAAACGGGCGTAACGAGTTCCAGCCCAAGGTGCTCAAGGCCAAGAAGCGGTACAAGCTGGTGTCCGGTGGTGAGCAGGGCGGAAAATCCACCCTGGCCTCCAAGGAATGGCTCAAGAACTGGGTTCAGGACCAAGTAACCCATGAGGGCTACGGAGATGGTAAGGGGCCACCCCTGCTCTATTGGCTCATTGGGGCCTCCTACAACGAGACCATCAAAGAGTTCACGTACATCGCAGACGACCTCATGGCTCTAGGCCAGCCCATCAAGGTCTCAAAGCGTGTAGATCCTGGTGAAATCGTCCTGAAGTTCCCTGGAGAGCGCAAAGCACGCCTCGTTATCGAGACGAAGAGCGCCACGGACATCACCAAGATGTCCAAGGATGCCCCACACGGCATTATTATGTGTGAGGCTGACCAGATGGGCTACATCGTCTTTGAAAGAGCGCAGGGACGCCTCACACCCCACAATGGGTGGCTGTTTATGAGCGGGACATACGAGCGCAGTATCGGGTGGTACGCCCAACTATGGGAGGCGTGGCAGAGCGGCACAGAGGACAGACAGAGTTGGTCTGTGCCGTCCTATAGCAATTATGCCCTGTACCCAGGTGGGCGAAATGACCCGAAGATACTGGAGCTGGAGCGGCGGGCCACCGACCAGTTCTTCATGGAGCGGATTGAGGGCCGTCCGGTGCCACCGAAGGGGCTGGTGTTCTCCCCGGAGTTCCGTGCCGATATCCACATCCAAGAGTGCTCCTATGAGCCAGGCAATCCCGTATACATATGGGAAGACCCTGGCTATTCTGCTGAAAGCGCACATGCGGTAGAGTGTGCCCAGTACATTGGTGGGCAGGTCAGGGTATTCGACGAATTGTACTACCGTGGTTTCGTCACCAAGGACATTATAGACATGGTGATGCGTCGCCCATGGTGGAATGAGGAGTCGAAGTTCCTCACATCCGACCCATCATACCGGTCTCAGCACCATTCCATGACCTCCGTGGAGGAACAGTGGCTCTCACAGGCCGGACTGGTCGCTACAGGGGACAAGATCAGGATAAACGAGGGCACGGAGCGGCTGAAGCAGTTCTTCAAGCCTGATCCCTTCACGGGAATCCCCGGAATCATAATATCGCCCAACTGTCCGGGTGTTTTGAGTGAGTTGGGCGCTGGGCCACACCCTATAGCCCCGTTTGAGGGACAGATGAGGGCCTATAGTTGGAAGGTAGACAAAGATGGTAATGTAGTAGGGGAGACCCCTGAAGACCGCAACAATCACGGTTTGAAATCGATAATCTATGGAATTGTGGACCACTGGGGCTACTCGATTGGCCTCAGTCAAAAGAAAATCCTAGTGACGCGCTGGTGAGATTATGACCACTGATACGCAGACATTGGTGGATAGGGCGAGATTGACTGAGGGCGAGCGTGAGACGGCCCTCCACGAATGTGTTACGCATTTAAGCACTGGCTCAAAGCCATTAGCCGATGCTCAGCTAGCGAAGGCGTTATGGGCTGTGGTGGACTGGCTAGGGGGCTGCACCCAAGATGCCGTAGATGAGGTGGATGGGCAGGAGGCAGTGGCAGCATTGTCTCACACACAGTTTGAGTTAGAAGAAATGGTCATAGCCGCTGGCATCGAGAGGCCGTAATACATGGCCACGCCAACACCCGCTGAAATCATCAAGATGGTCGAAGAGCATGAGACGGCCACGCATGACGTGCGCCAACGCATGGACAACGACTACATCCTCTGGCGTCTCGATAAATACGAAGGCGCAGAAGGGCTCGATGGGTTCAAGACCTACACCTCCAATGAGCCACGCACCTTCGCCAATAAAGTAATCTCCCTCCTGACCTCTGCGAAACTGGTCTTCAGGGCCGAGAAGGGCGATAAGACCCAAGCAGAGCGCAAACAGAGCAACGGCAAGGAGCGGTTCGTCGTTGGCGCTCTCAAGGCCATAGATGAACGCCTGCTGAAGATAATGGCCCCGAAGATGCGCGACCAACTGGCATGGTTCACGGCTATCAGGGGCCGGTACGCCATCAGAGCAGTCCTCAGAAAGACTGACGAGGAAACTACCAATGCTTGGAACGCCGCCGATTCCGTGAGGTCTCCCGCTGCGAATAGGGCGGCAATCTCGTTAGGTGAGAGCGTGGTCGGGGATGATGGCCCTTCAGGGCCTTGTGCCCCTGTCAGTCCACCAAAGGCAGTTGCCAGCCTAGCCTCACTTAGGAAGTTCTGTATTCGCCCCTCTATGGCATCAGCACTGACCCCAATCTGCTGGAAGGCTTGCCTAAGAGCATCCTGTACCTGCTGTTGCGTAGTGAACTGCCCTGCGAGTAGTGCGTTTCTAATCTGGTCTGGGGTCATAACTGCCTCCTATAGAAGCTCTCCATTTGGGCCAACCAGCCCTGAACGGGCTCCCGGCCTAGGTGTGTTCGGCGGCACAACGGGGCCAGACTGTGGTGTGGGCGTGGGTGGCGGGACTCCCACAGATGCGTTAGGCCCTACTCGTGGGTCGAACCTAACTCCATTGCCGCTCTGTCCGCCCCCACCATTGCCATTGGCCCCATTGGGTCGGGGAGTGGGCGACCCACCTATCCCCAATTGCTCAAATTCGAGCTGCTTCTGGCGAACTAGAGACATCAGTTCCCCCATCCATATCTGGGAAATCGCCATATTCCCAGCATCCTCTGCCGCATTCATCATATTCAGCGCAAAGGCCATTGGCGAGGCCCTATCGGCTTGTTGCTCAAACACAGTGGACTCCATGTTGTCCGAGTCCTGGATGCCCATAATCTCTTCATGTATATACCTGTCCGAGAACAACGGTACAGGGCCTTCTCTTGCCTGAACAGCCATTGCCATGGCTGATACATCGTCCTGTGGTAGTTGGGCCTTCAAGGCGACTTCTAATTCCCCACCCTCTTTGACCACATCCGGCGTTATCTCCTCGCGGAAATACTCGCGGTTGCGGTCTCTGCCAGATACCTCGATGGAATTGAAGTTTCCTGACGTGTATTGGGCGACCAAGAGGTTTGCCAACTGGAGATAGGCGTCTTCCATGGCCTGTAGGGGCGGCAGTACCGCTGTGGTCATGCCCTGACGCAGCGAGTTGATGGCAAAGCCTGAGAGTTGGAACTGGAGCTCGCCAAAGGCGCTGTG